GACCATAACGGGCGCCCCATCGCCATTGAGACCGCGCCAAAAAAGCGCGCCAGCATCACCAGCCATTATCGCGGCACTGAATCAAACCGATTCCGCACAAGCCTGCCTTACATTGTCAGCGACATAAGCAACACGCTAAACCGTGGCGCTAGGCGGCGGCTTATGGGTTTTGCGCGCTGGCTCTATACAAACAACGGCATGGTGCGCGGTGCGGTCAATGATGTCAGCCGCTACGCTCTAGGCACTGGGCTCAAGCCGCAAAGCCAAGCAGGCGAAGCAAGCAAGGCTTACGAGGATTATTTTGCCGAATGGTCAAAGGTTTGCGATGTAGCAGGCCAATTTAATTTTGCCCAAATGCAACGCTTGGCGTCCATCCGAATGGACGTTGACGGCGACATTGGTTTCTTGATGGTTGGGCGCCAAGATGCTTTCCCGCAACTTCAGCTTGTCGAGTCTCACAACATCTTGAGCGAGGGGCCGCAATATTACGGCGAAGGCCATGACGGCGTGAAGGTGTCACCCGCTGGCCGCCCTACCGCCTACACGGTCAAGGATGGCGATGATTATCGCTCAATAAGCGCCAACAATTTTATCTTGGTTTACGACCCTGACCGCGTGGCGCAACTGCGCGGTGTGTCTGCGCTAACGCACGCCATTGACCACATTAGGGATGCCATTGACATTCTCGAATTTGAAAAGGTTGGCGTGAAGATGAACAGCGCCATTGGCATGGCCATCACCACTCAGGGCGGCATTGCCGACGATGGCACAAGCTTAATCGAGGACGGTTATGGCGCCGCCGACACTGGCACTGTGCCATGGGATACCTTCCAGGCCGGCATGGTGCCACGCCTAAAGATTGGCGAATCAATCGAGAGCTTTGCCAGCAACAAGCCATCGCCAGCATTCACTGGTTTCCTCGAATACTTAATTCGAGACGTAGCTCTTGGTCTTGGTGTGCCATACGAGTTCGTGGTGGAACCCTCCAAGCAAGGAACCGCTTCAAGGTTCATTTTAGAAAAAGCCGCCCGCCGATTCGAGGAACGCCAAGACCTCCTTACTTCCCGTTTTTGCAACCGTGTCTGGGGATGGGTTATTGCTCGCGGCATCAAGCGCGGCGACCTGCCGCCCAGTGAGAACTGGTGGCGCGTCAACTGGCAAGCGCCCAAAAAAATCACTGTGGACCTTGGCCGCGAAGCGCGCGCAAACCAAGACGCCATCAAGATGGGCCTGCGCACCATGCGCGAAGACGCCGGCGAACGCGGCCACGATTGGCAAGAGATGCGCGACCAGGTAGAGCGCGAAGCAAGCGATTTGTTGAGCCGCGCCAAGCGCTTGGCCACCGAGTTTGACGTCTCAATGGAAACCGCATTGCACCTATTGAGCCAGCGCACCCCTAACCCCGTTTTTAATAATGAGAGCGAACCTAACGCATAAGTTGGCACACGAGCCATGGGCCATTCGCCCAGAATTCCACAGCACGCTTGTTGCTGCCGCTGAAGCGTATCACTACGACGAGGAAGACGGCGGGCCATACGAGCCTCCAACACCCGAAGAGGTCGATGGCATTGCCATCATCCACATTCACGGCCCCCTGGGCAAGATGCTCACCGATTGGGAGCTCATGTTTGGGATGACGGATTATGACGACATTGCCACCCAACTGGCAGAGGCAGACGCCAACCCAAATGTAAACGCCATCTTGCTGCACATTGACTCGCCTGGCGGCACCATCACTGGCTTGCCAGAGCTCGCCGCCAAAATGCGCCGCGTTGAAAAGCCGCTTGTTGCTTACACAGAAGGCACTGCCGCAAGTGCGGCCTACTGGATAGCCAGCCAAGCCGACAGTGTGTTGCTCAGTCAAAGCGCCGAGGTTGGCAGTGTGGGCGTTTATATCGCGCTTCTAGACCAAAGCGAATACCTGCGCAACCAAGGCCTGCGCGTCAACGCCATCGCAGCTGGAGACAACAAACTTGATTACGCCGATTTCAAGCCATTGAGCGACGAAGCGCGCGAGCGCCTGCAAGCCAACGTCAACAAATGGCACGACCGATTTAAGGCCGACATCAACATCAAGCGCGCTGTGCCAGACGCATCAATGACCGGCCAGGTATATGAGGGCATGGAAGCCATTGAGGCCGGCCTCGCTGACGGCGTGGTGGACGACATCAATGACGTCATCGCACTGATGACCAACCTTTAAACAATCACCAATTAACCATGAAAACCATACTTGATTTAGTAAAAGCCAACGTCGAGCTCACTAGCCTATCAGGCAAACTGGAAGCCGCCACCGAGGCAAACAAAAACCTACAGGCAGAAATCGAAGGCGCGGCAGCAAACCACGCCGAAGAAATCGCCAAACTAGGCGCACAACACGCCGAAGACATCGAGGCGCTTGAATCAAAAATCAAGCTACTCGAAGAAACAAATTTACTTCTTGAGGAGCAAAAGATGAGCGCAGCGGAAAAGGCGGTAGAAATCGCCGCATCTGTTGGCGTTGAGGCACCAGTTGAAGAAGCAACCGACGAGCCGGCACCAGAGGCAAACATGGACACCCTGTGGCACCAATACAACGCCATTGAAGACCGCCAAGAGCGCCGCGCTTTCTACCTCAAAAACATTAAAGAAAGACTCTAATAAATGGCCAATACACTTGGAGGCATTAACATTGCCCAAATCAGCGAGCAATCGCTTGACTATCTATCAACTCAGTTCCACCCGCTCCGCGCATTTTCTCGCGACTTCAGTGACGACATCAGCGGCGCCGGCGAATCGGTAACCACCCGCGTTCCTTCCAGCATGACCGCCAGCGACCTGTCGACCGGCTATGCTGCAACGGACGTCACATCAACCGCCATTACCGTGACCTTGAACAAGTTCAAGGGCTACAGCATGGCGTTCACTGACATGGAAGTCAGCAAGGCTGGCAACTTCGACTGGCTCTCTAGCGTGTTCTTGGCGCCAGCCCTAGAGGTTACCCTTGATGCCGTAATGGACGACTTGCTCGCCCTGGTGCTGAACGCTAACTACAGCGCCAACGAGGTCATTACTGCCGCCAACTTCGACGTTGACGAAGTGGCCGACCTGGCAGCCGACTTGACCACTGCTAAATGCCCTAAGAGCGAGCGCGCGTTGATTCTGCCGCCTTCCTATTACGCCAGCATTCAAAAGGATGCCATCGTGCAGGATGCCTCTAGTTACGGCACCCCAGCCGGCGTGCAAGAGAACGCAGCCCAGCGCGTGCATGGCTTCAGCCTCTACGAATACACCGGCATTCCAACCAACAGTGAGAACCTGGCCGCCATTGCGCTGCACCCTTCCGCCTTGTGTTTGGCCGCTCGCCAGCCTGCTGCGCCTGCTGATGGCAGCGTCCAGGTTTCCGACATTGTTGACCCATCCACCGGCCTGCCTATCCAGCTCCGCACCTGGTATGACAACACCGCCGGCAAGCACTACTTGTCCATGGGTGTTCTTTACGGTGTTGCAGTTGGCAACGGTGCCGCACTGAAGCGCATCAAGTCTGCTTAATAGTATGGCAAACACTGTCCAAGGCGTTTTCTTAGAAGCCGTAAGCGAGCAGATGCTTGATTTGCTCTCTAGCAATTTCTTTGCATTCTCCTTGGTCAGTCGCAACTTCTCAACCGAAGTCAGGGAGCGCGGCGACCGCACAGTGACCCGCGTTCCCTCTTCGGTCACAGTTAAAGACTTGTCTACTGGCTACAGCGCCAGCGATGTGACAAGCACGGCCATTGAGATTGAGCTTAACAAGTTCAAGGGCTTTTCAATGGCGTTTACTGATTTTGAGATTTCAAAACTCAAGAGCCCGACGATTTTAGAGCGCACCTTTTTGCGCCCTGCCATAGATGCCACTGCAAAAGCGGTCGCCGACGATTTGCTTGGCCTTATTACGCCCGCCGCCTTTAGCGCCTCCCAGGTTGTTACTGCCGCCAATTTTGACAGCGACAACCTGGCAGACGCCGCCAGCACGTTGACAACCAATGGTTGCCCACGGTCATTGAGGACCGTCATGCTCAACCCGTCTTACACGGCAAGCCTTAGCAAAGACGGAGGCATCATTGATGCCAGTGCCTACGGCACAGCGCAGCCAATCCAAGAGGGCGAGCTTTCAACCATCCACGGTTTTGGTGTGGCCGAATATCAAGACATCCCGACCAGCAACAACCTGCAAGGATTTTACTGCCACCCAAGCGCGCTATGTATTGCAGCGCGACAAATCGGGCGCCCGCTGTATGGCAACGTTGAAGTCATCGACAACATAGAGCCGCGCACTGGACTGCCATTTCAGACCCGAAAATTTTATAACCCAACCCTGGGTAAATGGTTTCTAACCGTTGGCATCCTCTACGGATGCTCAATTGGCAACCAAAACGCACTTATTAGAATCACCGACCAATAACAAAACCATGATATTCAAGACTTCATTCACGATAGGATTTTTGCCTGATGGCTCACCTGAGCTTATAGCCATGGGAGAC